AAGTTTCATATTTTTAGTTAAATTCTCTCCAGGTAATAGCACCTTCGACATCTACATCTGTGCTTCCTCCAATAGGAGTGACACATAAAACAATTTGATCACTAGTTCCGCTTATTAGTGAACCTAGCTTAAGTGAATTGGCTATCTTTGCCTGTGCTGATCCTACATTTCCTGTTTGTCTTCCGCCACTTTCAACGAATCCAGAGTCAATTATATATCCACTTGTGACAGTATTTGCTGTTGCTCCTAATGCATATTGAACCGCTGATTGTGCCAATGTTGCATAAGTAAATGTTCCGGCTACAGTAGGATTAAATCTAAGTTCCCATAATAATCTATGTGATGATGTTTGAATTTGCATTGCGACTGACAATATTTCTACTATTTCGTTTAAATAATTAGGATGCAATTGCAATCCGATGAGTGCATATGTTGTATTTTCTGTGGCAGCGTCAAGATGAGCTCCTCCTGTGTTTATGCTCCTTACATTTCCTAGCGGATTTTGACCACCCTCTGAGATTACTGTCGAGCAAATTTGAGTTAAGGTTGATTCAGCACCACTTCCATCATTGATTATTTCACTTCTTAACGGAAGATTAGGAGTTGTCATGTAGACAGAGCTAAGATTGTTGGCGTTCAAAAATTCATGGCAATAATAAGTTTTTCCATCTATATTAAATCCAACCCTCACTCTTCCAACTCCAAGCCATTCATAATCAAAGACTAAAATGTTTGTTTTTGTTTGATCAAGAGTTATTCCACTTGATCCTGTTCCATCTAGCTTGTCTATATTCCAATTAGCTTGGGCAACTTCATTATCTACTGCTGAGCCTGATGTATATGTTCTTCTAATAACTTTAAGTGTTCCTTCGTCGTCACTAAATATTAATCCATTCTTTTCATCAAATATACCTTCCATTTGCTTAATACCGCTAGAGCCTTCTGTCATAATAAAAGAAATAAAAATCTGCAACGATTTTCCTGGTTGATAATTGAATCTTTGTTTTGTTTGTCTGACTCTAGTTCCTGCTGTTTCTTCAGCTACAGTCAATGTTTGTTGTGATTTATTAGCGACATAGGCTGTTGAAGTTCCGCCACCACTTGTTTCTTGATTATCATAAAATAATGGCTGATTTTCTACATCATAACCTAGTCCGGGATCATCAAATATATTTTTGGAGTCAAATATTGTTTCTGGGTTGCTTACCCTTAATCTTCCAAAAGCGTCTAAATTTGGCCCGTCTGCTAATATAATACTTTGCTTTCCGTTTGTTTGATTTGATATTATAGTATCTTGTTTTTCTTCAGTTGAGGCTCCTGTAGGTAAGGCAGATGATTTAACTTCAACGATTAATTCTCCAGCATTATTAACAAGGACCTTGCGGACTTCTCCAGTATCCTCGTCAACAACCAACATAGTTGGTACTCTATTTTCATCTTTTTTTGCTATTTCATCTGCCATAGTTTTAAATTTAATTTATAACTAAATTAGTGTTATGAGACATTTTCTTCAGAAACATCTTTTTCTTCAACTACATTTCCTTCGAATGTATCTTCATCAGTAACTTCATCACTAGCGATTATGTCTTCTTCTGATCTTTTATCTTCATTCATATCGCTATTTGCTCTAGCATCATATGGATCGATTGTATCATTTTCTTCAAGTTCGCCAATCTTTTTAGTTGGCTCGACATTAATATTCATGCTTATTTCGTCTGGATTAAGTTTTTCTTTTTTTATATCAATTGGCAAACCAGTTTCAGAATCAAACTCTCTTCCTTGCTTTTCTATAATATAAGCCTTATTAAAAATTTCCATAAACTGTGGAACATCTTGAGGCTTTTTAGGTGAGCAATAATTTTCTTTACCGCTTTTTGTCAAGACTTTATTTGTTAAATGTTTTGCAAAGTGAGCTGCGATTGGACTTTTCATTCTATCTGCTTTTTGTCCTGGCTTAAATGTGTATGGTCTTCCATCCCAATATGCTGTAAATGTTTTAGCAGTGAAGTTTATAAATGTTGCGTATTTCATTATTTTAAATTATTGCTGGCCCGGTGTTTCCAGCATTGATATAGCACCGTTTTGCACTGCCCTCGATAAACGAAAGCAGTGCATATTTGCTTTAGGATAGCTTAAGGTCAACTAGTCCGTATTCGGTTGTTGCAGCACCAGCGAGTGCTGTTCCGATTTTAGGTAGGAGTTCGGCTGCTCCGTCAGCGATAACTTCAGCAGCTCCTGCTGTTCCATCTGAAGCGACTAGATCTAAACCTATAGTAGAACCACCATCAGAAAGAACTGGGCAAGCACCACGGACTTGAAGCCATCCGTAATATTCGGCAGTGATTTTGATTAGTGGTACACCAATAGGAGCTGATGTAAGAGTAGTTGGATTAACAATTACTCCATTGTAAGGATTTGGATGAGCGTCAACTTTTACCGTTCCAGTTGGGGTATAGACGACAGGGTCATCTAATTCAAATGTAACGACTGCTGCGGTTGCTGCATTGTGTCCAGAGATTCTAAACACTTGTCCTGCGTTTGTCGTAGCATCAGCGATTATCAATAAACCACCAGCGAGTTGATCTTTTGTCAAAGTGACAGTTGAAGTTGTGGTGATTGAAATATCGCCGGCACTAGGAGTAGTGACAGTTAGCCCTTGGAAGTTTGTCGTATCTTCGGCAGGGGCTTGTTGCAATTGACCTGGGATTAATGCTGTTGCACCAGCTTTGGCATATCGGAATGATCTACCATCGTCGGTGACCATTAATTCTCCCAAGTTATGCAGTTGTGTAGAGCTCTGTTCATAGATGCCGTGAGCGGCGATTATGGTTGGGCCTGCGAGGGGGGTTGCGTTAGGCATAGGGGTTATTAATTAATTGATTGATTAAGTGACTGTTGGATTGATAGCAATACCAATAGCATTAGCTGTAGCTGAGGCTGGTTGCATATAGATTCTACCAGAAGCGGAAGCTTCCCAGTCATCTGCACCGACCATTACTTGTGATCCAGTTAACAAGACGTGTCCTGTTGCTGTCTGAGCTGACAAATTCATTACTGCTGTTATTTTATCTGTGTTATTAGCCCAGAATGAATACCATAAAGTATCATCGAATCTAAGCCATCTATCAATTGATGATGTTCCTGCAAATTTAACATGCAATGGAGCAACATTATCTGCGGCCATAATAAATTGACAACCATAGAATACATTTCTTGAAGCTGCGTTTGCTAATTCAAGAGTTGCGTTTGCAGCTGAACGATTATAAGTATCAGAACCAAACGTACATCCTGCGAATGTATTTTCTTGGCCACCATTTATATATAATGCTCTTGCGGCTGCATCATCTCCAGCTGTAGCATTCATTGATCCTTTGAAGTCGACACCTTGGAGGCTGTTATAGCTTCCAGATAATGTGACTGGGACGTTAATGTCTGCTGTTGATGCTAGTGTGATATTTTTAATCACGCATCCATTTTCGCCAATATCTAGCGAACCACCAACACCAAAACTTATTCCTGATCTAGGGTCTTGGGCTGTTGGAGCACAACTACCGACAATATGAGTAAATCTCAAATTCCAATCGATAGCAGTTGTTTCTGCACTACGTCCAGTACCACCAGTTGGCACGTACATGACGACTTCTTGCTGTCCACTTGTGAGGACTTCTTTTGCGGCGGCCAGTGTCTTAAATGCATCATTTTGAGCATTTCCTGCGTTGCCATCTGATCCTCCTGTAGGATCAATATAGGCAACACTTCCAACATAAGGCACACCGATGAAACCAGCTAGATCTTCGGGCATAATTTTAGCACCGTATTTCATAGCTGGGATATAATCTCTTAATTTTCTTGACATAGGGGTATGATTACTTGTAGTTCCCTCTCGAGTCTATAAATAGCTCGGTAAAAGGAGAACCATTGATTAAATGCCGGAGATTCCGGTCAATTTTCCGTGTCTCTTTGGATTTTTGGCTACAAATTGTCCACCAAAATAAATATGTCCAACGACACTAGCTGAATTTGCTGGAATGATCCAGTCGGACCAACTAAATCCGAGTCCTATAGGTGCGCCATAGTCATTACCTTCAATTTGACTCTTGTAAGCAATAGGCTTAGCAAGTTTATATGGAAGTGCGTACCAGTCAAGATCGTCTTCTCTGACTGCAAAGAATACGCCTGATGTACATTTTTCATCCATTAATATTGGTTTACCATTGTAATGCAATGATGTAAATCCAGTACCACCTTGTAGACCCTTCATTGTTGAAGCGTCTTTTGTGATACGTTCTTGAGGTCTCAATAATTGACTATAAAAATTAAAGATAGCTTCTGTGGTATAAAAAGCGGTAGGCTTTTGAGCACCAGTAGCAGTATTAATCCATAATGTATCAACCTTAGCTAAAGTAAGTGTTCCGCCAGTAGCGGTCACTGTCGACTGTAGAGTAGGGTAAGTACTTCTACTTAATCCACCAATTGTTGCGACGGAACTTCCGTCATCAACTATTGCTGCCATTCCAAGAGGGTCTTTACCTCCGTTTCCAGCACCATCAGCATAAAAGATAGTACCAAGGTCATCGGCCATATCTTCGGTGTCTGATTGGATTGTTAATTTCATTAAATCGAGGATTTTCTCATCAGTATCTGCTACTGATATTTCGTCACCAGGTAAGGCACAAGTGATTTGATAAAATGAAGGTGTAAACTCCATGTTAACTCTATTGTCCGTAGCTGCGACAGAGAATGTGTCAAATCCTCTAAATGATTTTCCAGTAGTATTTTTCTCGTATTTTACTGGTATTCTGAGCGTTCTTCCTGACCATTTCTTTGAAGATCTTACAAAACGCTGAAATAGGACGTTTGAATTCAAAATAGTATCTACTACAAATGGTAAATATTTAGTTTGAACTGTGGTCTTTATTCTTTCTCCGTATAGTTCTGACATTGTTTTAAAATTAGCTTTTTAAACCGGGAATATTATTACCAAGGTTTATAAATTTCAAAATCTTTTGAAGTTTTAAAAGCCTTGAATTTAGATTCTCCGTTGTTTTTTGAATTTATAGCTCCAGCAATTTTTTTTCTATTGGCATTATTATTTTTAGAATTACTAAACGATGAACTTTTAATCATCATCTTAAATCCTGCTTTATAATTCCATCTACCTTTAGAATCTACTAAATCGTTGTCGATTACAAATTTCAAAAGTTTGTTTTGGTCAATACTTAAACCATTTGGATTAAGTTTTTCATCGCTCTCGATCAATTCTATTTGGTCATCCATATATTCTTTGGCTTCTTTAATAGCTTTTTCGTTAGAGGATTTCTCTTGACTTATTTTGTCAAAAGTTCCTTTTTCAATTGAGCCAACTTGTTCTTTGTGCCATTTTTTATATGCATTCCAATTTTCTTGATCTCCACCAAACCAACTAGGAACTTTTTCGGTCTGATCATCATTTTTCTTTGATTTACCGATATCATTTCTTAGTTCTGCGATAGCATCATCGTGTCTTTTTTCTTGAGAGTTAAATTTATCTTTCCATTCTCTCTCTCGTTTAATCCATCGAGGATGCTTGTGAAACGGGACGTCTTTTTTTGTATTGACTTTGTTGTTGGTTTCTTCACTTGCGCTAGTGTCGTCACCATCTTCATTGTCTTCATGATTAGTATTTTCATCATCCCCCTGATCTGACTGGGTTCCGTCCTTGTTTTTTTCAGATTGTGAATCTGATAAAGTTGTCTCTTCATTTTCCTCTTCAAGTTTGAAAGGGTTAGATCCTTCCTGCTTGAAATCCACATTTGATTTGTCCATAGTTTTTTATTCAATCGATTATTTATGTGTAGCCATCGAATGGGGGCGTGGTTAATTAAATTATATAATATTGCTTAATACTTTACAAGTTTTTTGTCAAGTATATACAATCATTATCTTAAACAGTTTTATTTTCTCCAATATTTTTCTTTGCAATATCTATTTTTGCTTCCTCGATTGCCTTGTTTTTTTCGTAGCTTGCGATACCTTCAGGGTCAAGATTTATCCCAGCTTGCTTAGCCATTTGGGCTTGACCATCAGGTGGTAAATCTTTAAAACTCATAGATTTTCCTACTGGTTTATCTTCTTGTTGACTTGAAGCTTTTCTTTTTTGTTCCATGACTTGTTGGACTCTATTATCTCCGGTATATAAAATTTCTGGGGCGTTGGCCTCTAACCAAACATTTGCAGCTAACTCTTCAGCATTTGGATAATCAAGAGTCTTATACAAATCAACCAACGACATTTTACCAGCGGAAGCTAAATCGATTGCTTGGTTAGCTATCGTCAAAGAATCTTTTGGTAGCAATGATCCCTCCTTTACACTTATTATTACTTTTGGGCTTTTACCTTGTGAATATCTTTCATCGTATACATAAAGTAATTGAGCAAACCAATTATAAATTTTATCTGCTACTTGTTCTAAATATTCACTTACTCCGCCACCAATTCTATCAGTATCTAAAACTCTATTTTGAATTTTTCCTCTGACAGTTTTTTCGCTATTTAATCCTGATGATGATGATCCACTTGTTCCAAAAATATCACGCATTCTATTTCTTGTATCTTGGAGTTGAACATATATATCATTAGGAAGTGATGGTGCGCTTAGTCTTGTGATAGCGGAGTTTACATCTCCAGCAGGTATTACTACTGTCCCACCCTTTCTAATAGCTTCTGTGACTCCTGTGGCTTGGTCCATCGTCATCCCTGCTCGTTCTAGCGAGACTGCCATTCCTCCATTCATACTATCGGCATTTTTATCAATTTGTCTTAATCTTTTATTTACTAAATCTTGACTTGCAATATTTTGTCCAATTAAAGAAGTATTATCTACTGGTTGATCAGCTAAATTAAATACTGACAAAAATATATATGGTATTTCTGGTTTATTGAAAAAGTTTTTTCCTGGTATTTCTTTTTTAATTATTTTTACATTATTATCTATTTGTGGTTCTGCTCCATCTTCGGTTTCTTGTTCTTCGTGTGTTGAATAATTCCAATTAGGATTTTTCTTTTTCATCAATACCATTTTATTCATTGTCCAACAAATATATTCACTAGTCCACCACTCAATAAATCTAGTATTTGTACCATCTTTTTTGTCTGCTTTTGTTTTTAAATATTCTATAGCTTCTTTTTCTCCACCGATTTCTTCTAACAATGATATTAATTTTCCAATCTTTTCTTCTTTATATTCTCCAATATAATCTCCAGTATATCCATCTTCGTTGATTGTAGATTTTGGATCAAATATTATTTTCTGGGGTCTTATAATTTGTGCTGTAGGCATATCCTTATCTATATCCCATGTAACCTTTACTATTCCAATTAAAAAAATAGCCCAAAATCTGGCTACTTTTTTTAATTTTAATCTTAATACTATAACATCAGCTATTTCTCCTAGCTCTTTTTGAAGCTCGGATGCATATGCTAAATTTTCCTGAGTTTGTTCTTCTTTTCTAGACAATAAAATCATTGGATCAGGATTTCTCCTTGTAACCTGTGGTAAATATGTTTCAAGACTTTCAAAAATTACATTGTCAATGAGTTGATTTTTTTCGTTTACTCTTGGCTGTTGAAATTGTTCGCCTTTCCAATATTCTTCATTCTTTTTTATTGACTCTAACCAATGTGAACAAACCGATGACTCTTTCCAATCTTTTTCCCAAGATTTTACAAGATTAATTATCTCGCTATTATCCATTTCCAATTCTAGCTCATCTTCTTTATCTGAAATTATACCCTCCTCAGTTTCGGTATTATTTGAATCCCCGTCTACTTTGTTTGTTTTTTTTCCAAGAGAGAAAAAAGAATCTAATATACTCATAGTTTTATAATAACATAGTTTATAATTTAATCATAGCACACTTTTATGCATTCCGCCAATCGTCATCATCTTCTTCCCACCAAGCATCATCTTTAAATTTACTGTCAGCGAATAATTCATCTGGGTTAAATTCTACAGTTTCATCAGGATTGACCATGTAGCTGTTCGGTTCGGGTTTATCCTTACCTCCGACTACACCTCCAGTTGCGCCGAATCTATCGATACCTATCCTCCAATATACTGTGGCGTGAACGTAGTCGTCTCTGTCCGACCTCAGCCAAGTCGCTCTTGGTATTCCTTGTTGGTCGTCTTTGTGAGTTCTATAAATGTGCGACCAGTGCAGCCAATAATCATGCCACTCTTCCTGGTTAACTCCACCATATAATTTACAGAGTCTGTATTTGAATTCATCGGCGACAAGTTGTATCATCCTATTTCTATCGGCGATCACTTTTCCAATCTCATCTTTTTCTCCCCATCGGATTAATTGCATCGTCTTTCGATCGGCTCCATAGTAGCACAAGAAAACTCTGCCTGGATATTTCTCTCTCAACTTTCTTGGCCCGATGATATCCCCACCTTGATCGACTACCATCACACTGTTCGGGAACTTTTGCAGGAAATATTCAATCGTTTCGTTCAGGGGTAGATTATTATTCTTGTCTACCATCCAATCTTTCATCGTTCCATATGAAACTAGCCCCTGTTTATTTCCGACAACGTAGTTCAGTTTTATCCCTGAGTCTACTCCTATTACAAGTCTTCCTTTAAATAAATTCTTCTTTGGTGTCCAGGCTCCTTTGATAATATCCTCGGTGATAGAATTACCGGACCCAGCGTATGGAAGACCCAACAGTTTGTTATAGAAGAAGTCCATCGTCTGTTTACCCTCCATTACCTCCTGATACTTGTTTACAATCGTCTCAGCGCTTATCCATGGTGCCATAAGCAATGATATGTGATATCCGCTCCATTTTATTTCGGGATGTTTCTTTCTATCGAATCTTGCGACCCACTCTCCACATGCTCGATCATTGTCTGCCAAAATCCCTCGACACTTCTTGCAGATGAAAGTTTTATTTTCGATATCAACGCTCATCTTTTTTGGGTTTTCTGTATCTCAGCTTAGATATTGTCTGTGTCCGCAGTGTGGGCATGTTATAAACCATTCTTTTTGGTCGCTGATTCTCCATTCGATATCTACTCCACTGTTTGGTGTGCTTGGATGACTGAAGACGTGAGTCTGCTTAAACTTTGAATGCTGGAGTCTGGCTTGATAATCTGCAATAACATCTTGTTTCGAACTATCCTTTTCATCGTGAACCAATCTGTCTGCTGTAATCATGATGGCAGCTTTCTTTGACCAGGTACCACGAAAATAGATCATGCTTTTTCCAATCTTCTTCTGCTCGATCGTGTCCTTGTCCTTTGTCAATCTACTCATGTAAGGATTGTTCTGGATGATTCTGTTTACCTTACCACCGACAAAAATCCCAACGTCAGCATCAGTTGGGAGGGTGTAAATGATATCCATTTTCTCTTTCTCTGCGTCTCTGAAGTTCTTGAGTATCTCGAGTGTGCTTAATCCTACCTGGGCGGGCTTGGTGACGACTAAGTTGTCGCTCTGGTCATTGTAGATATCCACTTGAAACAAATGCTGAACCCACTCAATGGGTTCGCCTTTTTCGTTCTTGATCTCATTATAATCTATCCAAGCGTCTGCGTAATGTTCAGCCAATACTTTCAGTTCCTCTTTGTATAGTTTTAATTTTTCATCGTTGTCTTTCGTCATTGTTTATTTTGATTGCATCAACTTCATCATAATAGCTTTTATCACATTTACTGTGACAGCATTTCCAGCCATTTTATATTTTTGGGTATCAGATATTTTCTTTCCGTCAGCTCCTATATCACACCAGTCATCAGGAAATCCTTGAAGTCGCATACACTCTATTGGGGTTAATCTTCTTATTTTTCCATCAATTAAATGAGTATCCAAATTATGTTTTTTTGTTAGACTTCCACGTCCTCCAGTCCTAACTGTTTTATTTATCAAAACTCCATGTCTGTCTTGAGCAGTGCAAGTAAATGCTGGGTCACCATCTTCTTTAAAACGTCTACCGTTTTGTCTTTTTTCTAATCTGTCTGGTGTTAGGACTGGTATTGCAAACTTACCTTCTGTGTTACCGCCACCACAAGTATTTAAAACTGGACTAATTCCATCTATAGAATAACATCTCTTTAAAATATCATTTCCTTTTATTGCTGTTATAGTTCCGATTTCATTACAAGACTTTTTGTTTTCTTCTCCGATAGGAAATACTTCGGGTCTACTAGATCCTCTAAGATGTCCGACAATGAAGACTCGCTCCCTGTTCTGTGGGACGCCGAAATTTTTAGAGTTAAGCACTTGCCATTGGAGGTCATACCCAAGCTCATCAAGCGTTCTGATGATGGTTTTGAAAGTATCCCCCTTTTCGTGAGAGAGTAAGCCTTTGACGTTCTCAAGCAATAATAAAGAGGGTTGCTTTTCACGGAGTATTCTGGCGATATCAAAGAACAAAGTTCCTCTAGTGTCTTCAAATCCACCTCGTTTTCCTGCGATTGAAAAAGATTGGCACGGAAAGCCTCCACATAAGAAGTCAAAGTCGGGTAATTCTTTTTCGTTGATTTTTGTGAT